CAAATGGATTAGCTTCTAACTATATGATGGCTGCTCAAAAATCAAATTTATACTTTGGAACAGGTTTATTAGCAGACCAAAACGAAGTTAAAGTTATTGATATGGCAGAAATTGATGGAAGTCAAAACGTTAGAATTGTAATGAGATTTACAGCAGCGGTTCAATATGGTATCGGTTCTGAAATCGTATTATATACTCCAGCGTAATTAATTAAATATTAACTTTAAGAAGGGGAGGTAAAATGCCTTCCCTTTTTTTATAAAACATAAACAATATGGCTTGTGATTTATCATTAGGAAGATTAGAAGTTTGTAAGGATAGCGTAGGTGGTCTTAAAAATGTTTACTTCGTTAATTACGGAGATGCAACAGGATATACTTACGATGTAACAAATACGGATGTTATCGATGCGGTTGCCGGTACTCCAAGTGCTTACAAATATGAGTTAAAAGGTGCGTCTACCTTTACTCAAAACATTAATAGTTCACGTGAAAACGGAACTACATTTTACGAACAAGTTTTAGAATTAACTTTTAAAAAGTTAACTGTTAAAGACCATAAAGAATTAAAGTTGATGGCTTATGGCAGACCGCAGGTTATCGTAGAAGATAACAACGGTAATTTCTTTTATGCAGGTTTAAAACATGGATGCGAAGTAACTGGCGGTACAATTGTTACAGGTGGTGCAATGGGTGATTTAAGTGGTTATACATTAACGCTTACAGGACAAGAGCAAGCACCTGCTAACTTTATCGGTGACACTTTAACGGCTGCAGGATTTACGGTGGTTTTAGGTTCTTAATTTTTCATAGTTTTGAATTTAAAAAGCGTATCTTAATCGGTACGCTTTTTTTATTTTAACAAAAATGTTAAATTGTTGTTTTTAAATAAATAAGTAATATGATTATTTTAAGAGAGCAAGAAACCGCACAAACATTAAACGCTATTATCTATGGTAGTGATGCGGATACTATTGTTTTACGAGATGAAGAAACGAATATAGAAACTGAAATTGATTCTGTTTTTTCAATTGATAAATATTACGTTTCTACTTCTGTTATTTTTCCAATTAAAGAAAATAAATATTACACTTTGACTATTAAAGATGGTACAAATATCGTTTATAGAGATAAGATATTCTGTACAAATCAAGCATTAAGTACCTATTCAATCAATAAAGATGAATATATCCAACACGTGACAACAAACGAATATAAAATATTTGAATAATTATGTATGTATTAAATTTAAGTGCTTATACTTCTCCGCAAATTAACGAAAGTAAAAAAGGCGATTTTGTGGAATATGGAGCAGATAACAACTACTTTCAGTTTTTAATTGATAGGTATTTATATAGCACAACAAATAACGCTATTATTACGGGTTGTAGTAATATGATTTACGGAAAAGGTGTGTCAGCACTTGACGCAAATAAAAAGCCTGATGAGTACGCTAAAATGATTTCTATTATAAAGCCAAACGCATTAAAGAAAGTTTCTTTAGAACGCAAACTTTTAGGAATGGCTGCTATGCAAGTAGGTTATGAAAAAGGCGAAGTAAAATTTGTTGACCATTTCCCAATGCATACTTTAAGAGCTGAAAAATGCAACGATAAAGGCGAAATAGAAGCGTGGTATTATCATCCTGATTGGGCAAAGAAAAAACCGAGTGATGAGGTTAAAAGAATACCCGCTTTTGGGTTTGGAAATAAAAAAGATGTTGAACTTTATGTTGTAAGACCTTATGTAAGCGGTTACCATTATTATACACCTATTGATTATTCGGGTGCGTTACCTTATGCAAAATTAGAAGAAGAAATTTCAGACTATTTGATTAACGATGTAATGAATGGTTTTAGTGGTACTAAAGTAGTTAACTTTAATAATGGTGTGCCACCTGAAGAAAAGAGAGAAGAAATTTCAGCAGAAGTAAAAAGAAAGTTAACAGGGGCGAAAGGTCAAAAAGTAATAGTAGGTTTTAATAGTAGCAAAGAAAATGCAACAGAGGTTATAGATATACCTTTAAACGATGCACCGCAACACTATGAATATTTAGCTAAAGAATGTTTTGAAAAATTAGTTGTAGGGCATAGAGTAACAAGTCCTATGCTTTTAGGAGTTCGTGAAAGTGGTGGTGGATTTTCTAACAATGCAGACGAAATTAAAACAGCTACTTTACTTTATGATAATTTAGTAATCAAACCTTATCAATTAGAAATAATTGAGGCGTTAGATGAAATTTTATCGGTTAACAATATTAAGTTAAAATTATACTTTAAAACTATACAGCCTTTAGAGTTTACCGATTTAGAAAACGCACAAACAGCCGACCAAGTTACAGAAGAAACAGGCACACAACTTTCAGCACATACTTGCCCAAGTTTAGCAGATACTTTAATTAATAAAGGCGAAGTTTTAAGCGAAGATTGGCATTTAATAGATGAAACAGAAGTTGATTATAATTCTGAAAACGAATTAGATGCTGAAATTGAAACTTTAAATAATAAGAATAAAAAAGAGTTAAGTTTATTGCAAAAATTAGCGTCAACTATTACAGGTAGACCAAATGCAAAATCTGAACAAGACGCAAACAAAGATGGAGTTAGATTTATAACACGTTATAAGTATAGTGGTAGTTTAGATGGAGAAAGAGATTTTTGCAAAAGAATGTTAAGTGCTGATAAATTGTATCGTAAAGAAGATATTGAAAACACAAAATCAAACGATGTTAATTTTGGTCAAGGGCATAACGGAGAAAACTACAATTTATTTTTATACAAAGGTGGTGTTAATTGCAAACATAAATGGTTAAGACAAACTTATGTTTCTTTTGATAATGTTAAAATTGATGTAACAAACCCAAATGCAACACAAATTAGTACAAATAAGGCAGAGCAATATGGTTATAGAGTTAGAAATCCTAAAGAAGTAGCTATGACACCATTTGATATGCCTAATCATGGACATCATCCAAATTATAAACAATAACTATGGCTTACGCATTACTTATATCAACAGAAGATGTAAAGAAATTTACAATAACTAACGGAAATTTAGACGCTGACGACTTTATTGAATATATTAAAATCAGTCAAGACATTACTATTCAAAATTATTTAGGCTCGCAATTATATAAAAAGTTACAAGATTTAATATTAAACAACGATATAAACGAACCTGAATTTTTAGAGTATAAAACACTTTTAACTACTTACGTTAAACCTATGCTTATTCATTGGGCTATGGTGTATTATTTACCATTTGCAGCATATACTTTAAGCAATAAAGGACTATTTAAACATACTTCGGAAAATGCTACAAATGTAGATAAAGCAGAAGTTGATTATTTAGTGGAAAAGGAAAGGGATATTGCAGAAAGTTATACGCAAAGATTCATTGATTTTATGTGTTTTAACCAAACTACATATCCTGAATATAATAGTAATTCAAATAATGACGTTAACCCTGATACAAATAATTTTTATGGAGGCTGGCAGATATAAGAAACCAAAAATAGAAAATTTTAAAAAGCTGAATTTATATTTAGCAAAAGTTGAACAATTAAAAAAAGTACAAAATGAGCGATTGGGGACAAGGAGCGAAAAATAATAATATAGGTTGGGGGCAAGGAGCAGTCAATAATGATATTAGTTGGGGGTCGGTTCATGCGAATAGTTGGGCTGGAGATACTGATATTGTTGGTGGTTCAGCTTTACCTATCGAATATTTTGTACGACCAAGTGGTACAACTTACGGAGATGGCAGCGGAACTTCTTACGCTAATGCGTGGAGTGGTTTCTCATCTATCAATTGGACTTTGTTAGCAAATCAAACTTTAAATGTTTGCGGAACTTTTAACGAATTGTTATTAGTTCAGAATAGCGATGTCACAATAGTAGGGAATAACGTTTTAGGAGCTGGAATAATTAACGGACAAAGCGCAAGAGTTTGTTTAAACATCACTTCTTACAATAATGTTACTGTTAACGGAATTACTTGTAATAATGGTTTAGTTGACAATATTAGAATAGAAAATAGTACGGGTTGTGTTGTTAATGATTCTGTTTTTGATACTTCGACAAATCAAACCGCACAACATGGTGGGGCAATTTGTGTAGTTGAATATAACAATTGCACTTTCAAAAATGGTGCTGATGATGGTATTAGCTCGCATGATGCAAGTACTGTAATTACTGCAAACAATTGTACTTTTGAAAATAACGTACAAGGAATTAATGCTATTTCAAGCGGTATAGTATATGCGAATGATTGTAATTTTATTAATAACACGCAAGACCTTAAAAATGATAACGATTCGCAAATTATAGCGACACGTTGTACATTAAGAGGTCAAAGTGTAGCAAATAGTACTTTAAATTTACAGTTAATAAACTGTTTAGTTTTATCGGGCGAAACATTAATTTCAAGTGTTGGTAGCATTTTAGTAAGCGGTTGTAAATTTATGGCAACATCTACAATTACAAGTAACCAAACTAACATTGCAAAAGTTCAAATTCAAAGAAGTTATTTTGAAATGAACCTAACGCAAAAAGTTAAAAATACAAGTAACGCTGTATTTAATTTAGATTATTGTGTGTTTAGACACGTTGGAGCGACTAATTTATATGCGGTTGCAACAAGTGGAACTGGTACATCAACTTTAAATAACTGTACATTTGTCGGAAATGCTAATGTAGGTCGTGGAATTTCCGCACAAGGTAGAGTTAATGTAAAAAATACTATCTTTAGTTTAATGAATCAATGCGTTAATCCAAATGGAGCAAATGGAATTGTTACTTTTGATTATTGTACTACTCATTCAAACACTACTATAAACGTTAATCAAAATGGAGGTACTTTTACTAATACAAATAGTATTACGACAGACCCTTTATTTGTTGATAGAACTAATTTAGATTATCGTTTACAAGTTGGTAGCGGTTCAATTGGAACAGGTGCAACTTTAACAAACTTAACAGGAATATTAACTGCTGATTGGGTTTCAACTATTCCAACAGTAACAACTAAAAATCAATCGGCTTCTTGGAATCGTGGGGCGTATGTAAATTAATTATGATAACAACTAAAACTATTACAGCAATCATAACAACATTTTTAATCTTTATTACGCCAATATTAGGACTATTGGCGTTAATATCTTTTGCAGTTGGATTTGATACAATATTTGCTATTTATGTAAGCATTAAACAAAAAGGAATTAACTCTTTTAAAAGTACTAAACTTTTTAATATAGTAGTTAAAACTTTCTTTTATATGGGTTCAATTATATTTGCTTTTATGATTGATAAATATATTTTAGATGGTAAGTTATTCGATATTCCCTATTTGATTTCTAAAGTACTTACTTTTGTATGGTTGTATATTGAAGTAAAAAGCATAGATGAAACATCTATGAAATTAGGGAATCGTTCACTTTGGGTAATCGTAAAAGAAATCATATCTAAAGGCAAAGACTTAAAAAAGGATATTAACGAAATCAAAGAGTAATGAGAAACATTAACTACATAGTAATTCATTGCACCGCCTCGCAACCGAGTGCAACAAAGCAATCTATTTTAGACTATTGGAAAAATGTTTTAAAATGGAAAACAGTAGGGTATCATAGATTGATTGACGCTAATGGAATTATTCACGAATTGGCAAAATATGAACAAGTAACTAATGGTGTGAAAGGTTATAATAGTGAATCAATACATTTTAGCTATATTGGTGGAATAGACGAGAAAGGAAAGCCAAAAGACACAAGAACACCAAAACAAAAAGAAAGTCTTTTATATCTAATAAAACAAGCAAAAAAACAATTTCCAAACGCAATTATACAAGGTCATAAAGATTTTAAAGGGGTTGCAAAGGCTTGCCCGAGTTTTGAAGCAAAGAAAGAATATAGTAATATTTAAATAATATCGGTTTTTTCAATCATTACAAGTAAAAAAGCATATTAATGTTGGTATAAAACAACAAAACCGCCCTAAAAAATAGAGCGGTTTTTTAATTAACTAAACTACTTCCCCAAAAATTATTTTTTTATTTCTTCTGCTAATTCTAAAATAAAATTATTAATTTGTTCCTCGCTCCAACTTAAAGCAATTAAATGAGCTTTAAAAGATGTGAATAATTGTTCTAAACTTACATCGGAATTATTAAATTCTGTTGTATGTTGTTCCCATTTAGTTCGTGTTATTAGTTCCATTAGTGATGTCTTTTAAATAATTAAAAGTAGATTCTGATTTTTCTCCCCAAAAGAAATCGCAAATAAAAACGTTATCTTTTATTTTTCCAACGTTGTCATCTGAAAAATACGATTGTCTATATTCGCTATCTTTAGAAGTAAATCTATAACATTTTTCTTTTATAGGGCAATTAATACCCTTACATTTTGTAATATCTGGCATAACTAAACAATTTTATAATCTACAATTCTAATATTTTTTACTTTATAATCTCCATTTTTATCAGTTGTAACGTGAGCAAAACCATGATTATATTTATTGAAAGGGTTATATTCAGGCTCTAAACCACTTAAACAGCCAGTACTCCAGCACGTTGTAATTTTACCTCCTAATGATTTTTCAGTATGTTCACTTGTTGTATGGTGGTGTCCGATTAAACAACTTTCTTTTGCTTTTAAAAATAAACCCCTTGCAGGATTTACAGGAGGAGCAAAACCAGCAAACCACTCATGACCATGTAATATTGGTAATTTACCAGCATACCCTATTTGCCTATCTTTAATTAAATTAACTCCAAATTCCCTAAACCTTAAAATTTGTTCTAATTTAAAATCGTCAATTCCTAAAAGTTCAGGGGCTTTTAAACGCAAATAATCCTCCCAACGTTTCTCATGGTTTCCGATTTTAAAATAAATCGGACAATTAAAAGTATCTTGTAGTGTTTTTAAAAATTGTCTTGTTAGTTCCAATTCTCCAGCTAAATCTCTTAAACGCCTATCTTTAATAAATCGGCTACCTTGATACATATCAATAGTATCACCGTTTAAATAAATTGCATTTACTTTATTTTCAATTCCATAATTCAAAGCTATTTCTAAAGCTTTATTGTCTTGATATGGAATATGAATATCAGATAAAACTAAAATGTTATTTTGTCCTTTA